CGAGGATGTAACGGTTTTGGCATGAAGCATGGCAGCGCAGAAGCCCAGTACACAATGTGGATGATGGACTGGTACGGACGAGACACTGTGGAACACATGCTGTCCACAAAGAAAGACCCAGTGAAGTTTTACGCATCGGATTATCGTGAGATGATTGCAGACTGGGAAGAACAGATCAAAGCGCATGAGCGCAGAATCGGTGAACGGAGATGAGAAGCCCAAGGGCTATTGCGGTTGATATGGTGAGGGCCATGGACGCAGCAGCGAAGCAGGTTTGGGAAGCAGAACAGAAGAAAGAATCGGACGAAAAGCTCAAGACGTTGGTTTTTGCCCACGTCTGCAATTCATACGCTCGCAGAGGGGGCTATGGGAAAGAGAAAGTTACCTGATCCGCAGGTTTTCGCTGAAGAGTTCGAAAGGTTGGGGGCGTCTGGCGTTGCTCGTAAGTACGAGGTGGAGGTCAGAAACGTCTTCCAGTACCGCAGATCTGTTGAGGATAAACTTGGCAGGCCGTTAAACGTCCCATCATATCTTGACCGCAGCGGCAAGCCCCGCCCCAGCGTCAGAAAAGAGATCGCCGTCGATAACTCGATGTGTATGATTATCGGATCTGATGCACATTATGAAAGCAACACAGTCACCACCGCTCACCTTGCTTTTGTCGATTTAGCAAAGAAACTACAGCCCGACGTGATCGTGATGAATGGCGATATGATGGACGGAGCCAGCATCAGCAGACACGCACCTTTGGGGTGGGAGGAACGGCCTACCGTTGAACAAGAACTAAATACGGTTCGCCAACGCCTCAGTGAGATCGAGAAAGCAGCGCCAAGCGCAGAGCGTTACTGGTGTATGGGCAACCATGACGCACGGTTCGACATGCGGCTGGCTGATTTATTGCCACAGTACAAAGGGGTCAAAGGTTTCACTCTGAGGGATCACTTTGAAGGGTGGAAGTTTTGCATGAGCCTTTGGGTTGAGGGTGCGGAGCGGTCAATCGTCATAAAGCATAGATACAATGGTGGAGTCCACGCAGGCTACAACAATACGTTGAAATCGGGCCTGCATATGGTCACAGGGCATACGCATCAGATGGAATGCAAGAGCTGGTCTGACTACACCGGCACGAGATATGGGATACAGTGCGGCACCATGGCAGACCCGAATCAAGCGAGCTTTGACTATGCAGAGGATGGGCCAAAGAACTGGGTAAGTGGGTTCGCTGTACTGCACATCCGTGATAACTTCTTGCTGACGCCAGAGTTCGTTAAGGTGCATCAACCGGGCGAGTATGAATGGCGCGGAAACATTCACACGGTTGACTACCCATGATGAAAGAGATTGAGCCTTGGGAATATATCGTCGCAAACAATCTGAACTACCTCAGTGGGCGGGTGGTTAATCTGCTGACGGAATATAGCCACACCAAGGACATTCTCTTACTCGAAGAGGCTTGCAGGGATTTAGCGCAGTTGGTTCAACGTGAACGATTTATCGAGGAGAGGGCCGATGCCTAGAGTGATCGTGGAGGATTTACCAAAGAACTGTCAGGTCACGATTGTCGTTACTGAACTGATCGACATGGAAGATGACCCAAACCCCCCAGCAGAGATGCCAGAGGGTGTGGAGCCAGAAGTTATTAAGCTCGTGGGCAAGTCGGCTGAAGGTTGAGGTAATCACCGTGGATGCCAGAGCAGACGCCGTCGAGATAGATACGCTCTTGCTGTAGTTCATCCTCGAAGTCGTTATTGCTGACGCAAGCAATCAGACCGAGTAACAGAAGAGCGAGTGGGTAGCGTAGTTTCATGTGATCCCCTTGGGCCGCTTATGCGGCCTCAACGTGTGATTTTAAGACGTAGATGTCGCCTCGGATGTCAGTGTTCACTTTGTAGCGTTTTGCCGTTTCCTTGATGTAAGTGCCTTTGTACCAGCAGTGGGCGTCTACCCAAGGAAAGTGAATCCAGACTTCCTGACCTGCTTTGAATTTGGTTTCCATCGTTGCTTCCTCGTTGTTGATGGGTACATTGTACACCAAAGGTTTACACATACAATAGGGGTAGAGAAGTTTTTTTGCCTTTTTTGTAAATAGTATGGGTATAATCGCCATCTAGCACATTGCAGATCCCAAAACAAGGACAGCAAATGGTTTTTTTGGAGCGTTTTGCATACCTAGAAAGCGGAACACTTGGTCGCATTTGGGCGTATGGCTGGAACTGCTACACCATTGAGAGGCCGTGGCTAGACAATAAACCAAACGTGTCTTGCATTCCCGAAGGCGACTACACTTGCCAGCCGTTCAGTGGTAACAGATTTAAGGACGTTGTGCAGATCATGGACGTACCAGATCGCACGTTTATCTTGTTCCACGTTGCGAACTTCCCACACGACGTTGAAGGGTGTATTGGAGTCGGTAATAGCTTTGTCTCTGATGCACTAGAGCCAGCGGTGTACAACAGCAAAGACACCTTGGCGGAGTTCTTCGATGTCGTTGGCAAACAGTTCTATCTAACCATCAAGGGAGTGAGGGCTGAGATATGAGTCTAGGCATCGTAAAAGAGCTTGTCGGGCCTGTCACTGGGTTACTGTCTGAGTTCATCGAGGACAAAGACCAAAAGGCGAAGCTGGCGCACGAGATAGCGACCATGGCAGAACGCCACGCCAATGAGAACGCAAAGGCGCAGCTTGAGGTCAACAAGGTAGAAGCAGCGAACAGAAACCTCTTCGTGGCAGGATGGAGACCAGCAGTCGGCTGGGTGTGTGTCTTGGGGATGGCTGGCAACTTCATGGTTATACCCTTTGCCAACTTCGTGCTAGCACTGATGGAGATAGATGTGACCATTCCACTGGTCGCACTAGACACGATGATGCCTGTCTTGATGGGTATGCTTGGCTTGGGCGCGATGAGAACCTACGAAAAGACTAAGCAGGTGTCAAAATGAGGGGCGTTTTACTATTTAACCGTGACGGCACTATCTACGCAGGCCAAGTGCATACCATGCCCAATGGCGAGGTGCAGACTGGTGCAACGCATACGGCATCTAGCAGACGACTGTTTTACTATCACGAGCTACCGCCGGAGCGTAAGATCCGCGCCCTTGAGAGCATGATTGAGCGACACGACACGCCCGGAAGAACCAAGCAGAGCTTTAATAACTAATGAATCAGAATCTTGAGGTGGCATACATAGCCACGACGGACGTTATACCGTACGCAAACAATCCGCGCACTCATAGCGATCAACAGGTGTCGCAGGTAGCGGCGAGCATTAAGGAGTTCGGGTTCAACAACCCGATTCTGCTGGATGAGCACAATGGCATCATTGCAGGCCACGGCAGGCTTGCAGCGGCACAAAAGCTGGGGATGCAGTTAGTGCCTACCATAACGCTTGAAGGGCTGACAGAGGCGCAGCGCAAGGCGTATGTGATAGCAGACAACAAGCTAACCGAGAACGGGGGGTGGGATTACGACCTGTTAGCGGTAGAGATTGAGCGGCTGAAAGAGCTTGAAATAAACGTTGATTTAACAGGATTCGATGCAGAAGAGTTGCAAGTGATCACACAAGATGTGGCATTTGAGCCAGCGTCAGAAGATGAACAGGGCAAACTGGATGAATTAGATCCCAAGTGGATAGATTGCCCACACTGCGGAAAGGAATTTGATATGAGAGAAACTAATGCTGGATAACGAACAAAGAAACAAAAATATATTAGCTCGGTTCGATACTGAAGTTGAAGGCACTTCGATAACGAAATACAGGGTGGTCTTGAATGACAGAAGTTTGACGATGATAAATATGGATGGTTTGGACTTTGCTGAAGCCGCGCTGATTGCGAAGCAAAAGTTTGGTGAAAGAATGCAGTCGATTTATGCCTGTTGATTTGAAGATAGATTGGGCATCACACAAGGCAGCTAAGTTTGCTTGTGAAAATTGGCACTACAGCAAATCTATACCTGTCGGAAAGTTAGTGAAGGTTGGCGCTTGGGAAAATGGAAAGTTCATAGGAGTCGTGTTGTTCGGTAGAGGTGCCAATAACAACATGCTGAAACCATTTGGCTTGAAAGCTGATGAAGGTTGTGAGCTTGTTCGCATAGCATTGACGAAACATCAATCGCCAGTATCTAAAATATTGTCTATTGCTTTGAAGTTTTTACGAAAACAAAGCCCTGAGCTAAAGTTGGTTGTTAGTTACTCAGATTGTGACCAAGACCATCATGGCGGAATATATCAGGCTACTAATTGGATTTACGATGGGAAACACAATGCTGGAAGCATGGGTGCTTTTATTATAAACGGCAAAAAGACACACCCGAAGTCAGTGCATAGCATGGGGGTACAACAAACTATAGATGCAGTCAGAAAACAACTGGATCCGAATGCTACTGTATTTTACACAAAAGGGAAGCATAGGTATCTTATGCCGCTCAACAAAAAAATAGCCAAACAGCTGCAATGTAGAATGCAGCCATATCCAAAACGCGCTGGAAGTGTAGATAGCGACACACCCACTATCCAAGTGGGAGAGGGCGGTGCAAATCCGACCTCAGCGCTCCAAACAAAAGAAGCTCATGGCTAGACCACGCATACCGATAGACTGGGATCAAGTCGACAAAATGTGCGCTATCCACTGTACGGGAGAGGAGCAGGCTGCAATCTTGGGGGTAAGCTACGACACATTAAACCGAGCATGTCAGCGTGAGTACGAGTGCAGTTTTGCGGAGTATTTTAAGCAAAAGGCCAGCCACGGGCGAATGAGCCTCAGACGCAAGCAATATACAGCGGCAATGGATGGCAACACGACGATGCTTGTGTGGTTAGGCAAGAACTGGCTAGGCCAGAGCGACCAGCCAGAGCCGGAGGCGCAAGACCTGCCACCTATCGTTATTGAGCGGGCGAGTGAGGCTAACTAAGCCACAGGATGCAATCTTCTTCAGTGACTCACGGTTTAGGGCGGTGGTCGCTGGTAGACGGTTTGGTAAGACGTTCCTATCGACGCACGAGCTTTTGAGGGATGCACTGTCTGGCAAGAACCGCAACTGCTGGTATGTAGCGCCGACCTATAAGGCAGCGAAAGAGATCGCTTGGGAGATGCTCAACGATGCGTTACCAGATGGATATGTCAGTAAGCGAAATGAGACAGCTTTATCGCTCACACTCAAGAATGGTTCGACTATCTCACTCAAGGGCGCAGAGAAGCCTGACAACCTGAGAGGGAGAGCGCTCGACTTTGTTGTGATGGACGAGTTCGCCGATATGCGACCAGAGGCGTGGTATGAAGTAATCCGTCCATCTTTGTCTGATAGGCTTGGAAGTGCTTTGTTCATTGGAACACCAAAGGGGCGCAATCATTTCTACGACATATGGACGCGAGGCGCGGATGGCGAGGAGGGCTGGCAAGCCTTCCAGTACACGACCATCGAGGGCGGTAATGTTGATAAAGCTGAGGTTGAGGCAGCGCGGAATGACTTAGACGAGAGGACATTCGACCAAGAGTA